AGCATAAACTGCCTCGGTCTGGTTAGATACGATACGTTCAGACTCAAGCATGAGCTGCTTAGCAGTCAGCTTAATCAGAGCGGCCTTAGGATCAACCATTACGATGTTGGTATCAGCAACACCTGGATGGATCCACATATCGGCAGTGTTGGGAACTGGAGTGTGGAGGTTCAGCGTTGCCTCGGTGGTACCCTGTGAACGAGTCTTGAACTCAGCAAGATCCAAGAGTGACAGGCCTGTAGACTCAGAGCCAATCATCGTTGTAAAGTTACGACCAAGACGAGCACCACGTACCCATACACGGAGCAGGTCCTTGTAGACCAGGCTATTAGCCGTGGTAATACCCATTACGCTGGCAGCCTCAGAACCATCGCCCTTGTTACCAAGAAGCAGAGTGTCGAGAGCCAGAGTATCCAGAGCATAACCGAGCTGAATACCAAAGTCACGGAGGTAGATTCCCAGGATGTCCAGAGAAACGTAGTTACGAACCTCATCGGTGAGCTTGAATCCCTTACCAATCTTAAAGAGGGTAACACTCTTCTGGCCGAACGAAACGGTACCCAGAGGAATTGTCTCAGCCTCGTTAATCTTAGCAGGAGCAGCATCCGACATGTTTACCCACGGCTGGATAGCGGTCAATCCATTGATGGGCTGATCGCCCTGGATGATAGTGGGATAGAACGGAGCGGTACGCATACCTACGGTGATGGCAGCACGGATAATCTCCGGAACAATCCAACGAACGTCCTGCTCGGGCATGTCGAAGATATTCTGCATCGTGTCTACCTTGGGGTTCAGACCGATCTTCTCGAAGAGAGCAGCCTGTGAGATACCCCACTTGCCCTGAACCAGTTCCTCGAAGGAAACATCTACGGGCTTTTTATTCTGGCCTCCTGCACGAACACTCTCGAGAGAAAGCACCATATCCTTGAACTCCTTTTTGAAGTCCTTGGCAGTCATTTTTGTGATATCAATCTGTGACATATTCTTTCCTTTGTTTAAGTTTAACGACAGAGAACCGGAACAAGTTCAGCTACGCCATCAGCAGGAGCATCTGCAGCAGCCAGAGCAATGAACGGAGACTCGGCAGCAGGAGTACCTGTGGTGTTAGCGCAGTTGGGATAACGGTTGTTGTACAGAGTTCCAGAAGGCTTTACGAAACCTGGGGTTATAGCAGAAGCTGCAGCCCAATAGCAAAGCATGTAACCTTCTACTGCTACAGTTACCTCTACAGGATAAGCACGCTGGCCTGCATAAGCAGGAGTCTTGGTGTCAGTTACAGCAATACCGAGGTAAACCTCACCAGAAGCAGCTGTGTACTTCTTGATTGTACCATCAGTATGTAATGCTACTGGCATACCCTGAACGATTGTCTCACCTTCTTTCACATTGAAAGCCTGATGAAGCTTGTGGGATTCATGCTTATAAATCACCACTTTAGGAGTCTTCTGACCGTAGAGAGTCAGTTGATTTCCAGGATTGAGTACATTCATAATTCGTGTGATTTAATTTGTTTATACCTTATATATTTATGACAACTTGCTACGGTAGAGATCATCGATAGCCATCTCCGTGTTGGTAGGCTGCTCCTGATTCTGCTGTACAGTGGTATCATCCTCCTTGGCAGAAGATGCACGACTAATGTCATGAGAACCGCATTTAGCGCAATGGAGAGGGAACTTCTCCTCCAGACGGGCTTCGTAGTCCTTCTTGAGGGAAAGCAGAGTCTGCAGGCCAGTGGTGTCGGCATTGATCATGGTTACGATGGTTTCATCAACCTTGTCACCATTGAGCTTCTTGTAAGCCGTTACAGTAGCCTCACGGAGAGATGCAATGTGGTTCTTACCTACAGTAGCCATCTCATTCAGATTAGCAATCTCAGTGTCCTTCTGGGCAATGGACTGCTTGAGAGAAGTGATCTCGGTGTCCTTAGTGGACAACTGCTCTGAGAAGGAATTCTTATCCTTAACCAACTGAGCAACCAGAGAGATTACTGCATCGCAACTCTGTTCCTGGCCCTCTGCCAACTGGAGCATGTTCTCACCGAAGAGCTTCTCAAGAAATTCTTTAAGTTCTTGATTCATGTTCTTACTTTTTTGAGGTTCACTATTAAATGTTTCCTTATTACTAAGGGATTGAGTATTGTTATTATTTTCGTCTTGTGTTCCAAGCTCTTTGAGGTCGGTGAAAGCATACACCTTAGGTGATTCCTTCTGATACTCAGAGTAGCTATTCCAAGTTCTGTTGGCAAAACCGGGGTTAACTATCTTACCATCAGAGCCAATCTTTTGAGCATAAGCATCAGCACCATGAGATACAAGAGAAGTTTCAAGATACCTAACGATGTTAGTAACAACCCTACGTACCATAACACCCTTAGAGTCATAAGTACCGATCTTATCCCAGAAATCCTCATCAGACATCTCCGGATGAGACTTATCCCATACGAATTGTACTGTTACTGAGTTACTGTGGATAGATGGGGGATCCATAAGAATGCCTCGAGCAATACGAGGGTTAGCCTTACCATCAATCTTTAATACTCCATTGATACCAGCAGGAACGAAGATGTTACCATCTTTGTATGAATCCTGCCACATGACCTTAGATACTGCACCAATGGCATTACCAATATCGGTC